GAATTAAAGAAGTTTCAAAAAGGTGAAGTTAATTTAAATAAAAAAGAAAGAGAAGTATTAACAGATCAGATATTATTAGCACAAATAGAAGCAAAAAGAGTAGAAGAAGAAAAGAAATTATATGAAGGTAAAGGTGGTCGTTTTGAAACAAGAATAGGTGGGTTTTTAGATGATTTTGAAAATTCTGTTAACGAAAAAGCACCTGACTTCTTAATAGCAGTATTACAACCAGTTATTGATATAGCAAGACAATTTCAAAAAACTGTTTCATTACTTATAGATGGTGTAACAGCAACCGCTAAATTTATAGGTAAATTCTTACCTGAATCATTTACAAAAGGTTTTTCTATGATGTTTACTGATCTTAAAAAAACAGTAGGTGGTTTAATTGGCACTTTAATTACATTTGGAAAAAGAATTGTGTTAACAGGTATTACTATGTTAGCTGCTATTGTAGCACCTTTATTACCTTTATTAATACCTTTATTAAAATTTGCTGTTATTATAGGTGTTGTTGTAGGCGCTTTAGTATTACTTAAAAAAGGATTTAACGCATTAACAGATTGGTTTAAAAACTCATGGTTGGGTAAAAAGATATTTGGTGATAAAGGTAAAGATGATGAAGAAATGAAAAAAACTTTAGCACCTAAAGACGATCAATTAAGTAAAGGTGAAACAGGTACAGCAGGTGATCTATCAGGTGAGGCTGCCATGTTTGATGATGATATGCTTTATGGTAAGAAAAAAGAAAAACCTAAAGTGATAACTGAAGAAAAAATAGAAGTGCCACCTCAAAAACCTAAAGTAGTAGAGGAAAGTGTTACTACATCTACTACAGAACTAGAAGCTGAAGAACCTAAAGTTACAGCAATACCTAAAGAAAAACCTAAAGTATTAGCTGAAAAACCTTTAATGCCTGAAGTTGATAATGATTTTCCTGACATAGGTATTGGTATGTACAACACATATGGTGGACCTGATGAAAGAAAAAAACAATATCAAGCTTTTGTAAAAGAATTAAAAGATAGAGTTGCTAAAAAAACAATAACAGACGAAGAAGAAATACAATTTAGAATAAATCAATTATATGCTGAGAAAAAATTAATTGCTAATTTAGAAAAAAGAATAGATTTAGCGAATAAAAGAGCAGAAATTACAGGTGAACAACCTGATATAGCTGGTTTAATTGAAAAGACAGACGCAGGAAGAATTAAAGTAGAACCTGAAAAGAAAGTAGCTCCTGCTGACAAAGAGAAAAAAGATATAGTACCTACACCAGGTGACGGTGAAAAGGGTCAAGTCGTTATAAATAACGTAACAGCACCTCAAAATGTTGCGTCATCATCTACACAACAAGTTGTATCAGCAAATGCTGCTAAGAGTAATGATGATACATTTCTTAATTTAAATAGACACGTATAAAAAAAAGGGTGCCCATTACTGGACACCCCTCAAAGTTAGAAAGCGAGAGAGAAAGATTTAATCTTCTTCCGCCAATTTACTAAAGTATGACAAAGTATCATCTTCGCCATCATCACTTGTCGGTGAAGATTTAACTTCCTGACTTTTCACAACACTTTCAGTTGCCGGTGGGAGGTCCGTCTTATCAACTGTTGCTGTGCTTCGTGTTCCTGAAATTGTCCTATTCAGTTTCTCTTTGAGTTCGTCATAGGATTTAAAATTACTAGGATCAACGAAAGGTTTTAGAGCATATTGTTTCTCCCATACTGATTTGATTTTATCATCATCTTCAGCAACAGGTGAAACACCCTCAAACTCAGATTTATCATAGTTCCAATAGCCATCAACTTTTCTGATTTTTAGTTTAAAGTTAGCACCTTTCCAAAAATCAAATGGGTTAATTGCTTGTTCATCTTCAAACGCTGGGTTCATTGTTTCAGCAATCTTATCAAATATCTTTTTACCGAATTTGAATAAGAAAACTTTACCTTCGTTCTCTGGATGTTTTGGGTCGCTCACCACTAGAATGTTAGAGTAATAAGATAATTTTCTTTTTCTCTTTCTAGCTATTTCTTTATCACTATCAACACCTGTATTCCAAAGTCTTGTGTTTTCTTCAGACACAGGATCTTTTTGATTTAGTGTTGTTAATGAGTTTTCAATATACCAACCACCCTTATCTTGGAAAGCATGTGTCCATACTCTTTGCCAAGGCATGTCTTCATCTTTACTAGCTGGTAAAAATCTAATTACAGCATAACCATTACCAGTCTTATCTAACTCTGGTTTCCAAAGTCTATCGTCTTGGTATTTGTTTTTGCTGTTTTTACTGTCTTCGGGATTGGCGTTTGCTTCTAGTGCCTTTGTAAGTTTATCAAAGTTTGAAGCGGATGATTTTAATGTTTCAAAATCCATATTTGTATTCTCCTTATTATTGTATTTGTGTTACCTGTATAATCGGTATCATGTTTATTTATAAGAGTTCTCATTCCGTTTTACCCACTTTTTTAAGCCATCTGCTTTAGCTTTTAAATCGTAAGTTTCTTTAGGTAAAGACCTCTTAATTTTATATTGTTTGTAGCGTTCACACCACTCAATAATCTTATCTAAAATTGTGTATATAAATCTATCAAACATAATTACTCATTATAGTACCAGGTGGGACTTATTGGTTTACCCACAAGCTTTCAGGAAGCGTCCAATCTTTGAGAAAGATGGTCCTTACTTACAACCAAACAGTGTGTCTTCACCCATTCGGGCATAACCCTCACTGCCTATGCCTTACACCCGCTTAAGCGTTGTTCAGCCACTAGGTCAAATAAAGTTCGACTCTTTATTTGTTTTACTTCTTCTAATATAACACAAAATGCTTATAAAGTCAAGCGCCTTTTGAGTTCGTTATAATCAATATATGATAAATTAGGTGTTTTACCTTCCCACTCTAAAACTGGTCTATTTACCAAATCATCTACATATATACCATTTTTTCTATCTTCTACCATCTCATTGACTTTGAAAAATTTAGTATTTTTAAATTCTTTAAATAATGTAGACCATTGATTTATCCAATTGACAGAGGGTATTGCCTGTTGTTCAGGTGGGGCATAACATGTAGTACCTTTGTAGATGTTATTTAATTTTCTGTCTTTACTATTCAGATCATGTCCTATTAAGTACACTTCATCTGGTTTTTCTTTTAAACAAGCAATCATACCACTAGTAGAACCAGCAGCCCATCCTCTATCTTTCGGTTTAATTATATCTGTTAATGTGCTAACTTTATCATTATCTTTTACCCAACTAACATATATGCCTGTGTGATTAATTTCTTTTTTTAATACTTCATGTTTTTTAGGATCACTTTCATATCTTCTAACAATACTAGCTTTACCCTTTAAATTTACACCATGAAAAACATACTCTTGTTCATCTTTTCTTTTATTAATTTTAAATGTATTAAACCATTTCTCAACATTTTTAATTTCATTCTCATTCATTGTGCCGTAAATAGTTAAATTAAAAGTTTGTTGTGGTAATCTATTCCATTCTCTAAAATAACATTCGTTTTCATAACCATAACCACTTTGATATATTTCGTGCATTATACCATGATCAACAGCAATCAAAACATCAGGATTAAAATCTCTATAAATGGCATTACACCCATAAATTTTACCATGTGGTCTTAATGTTTCTAAATCAAAAGTTTTTCTACTTTCACCGTTACCTATTAAAAAAACTCTTTTCATTTTTTTATTGACCCCACTAAAACTTTTTTATTCATTGTTGTTTCTAAGCCTTTATGTTTTAATTTACCGCTAAAAAAAATTATTTTACCTTTTTCAGGTTTTACTTCAAACTCATTTTTGTTTACATCAAACATAGTCGATCCGTCACAATTATTTAGATATAATATAAAAGACCACCAATCTGTTTTTTCATGTGTGTGTTCATTTTGAAAACCGCTTTTTTCATATTCTATCATATGTAGATGATCTACTTTTCGATAATCAGTATATTTACCTACCATATCATTTAATATTTTTGTATCAAAATACCACAAACATGGTCTCGATTGAAATCCTTTTTTAGTATGTGTTGCTCTGACATGTAATTTAAATTCTTTGAATTTTAAATCTTTTAGTAAATTTAAAGAATAATTAACAACATTATTATTAACTTTGTCTATGTAAATATATTTTTCATCTAAATTAATTACTTTCGACATGTTTCTCTCTTGTAATTAAATTATCTGGTTTACTTATAGGCATACCTGATCTATCAAAATATTTACCATCAGCATGGTAAACATGTGCCATTGTACCGTCTTTTAATTTTATTGATCTTTTATCAATCTTACTTCTATAAATTGATCCGTCTTTTAATACTAATTGTAACACACCTGATACGTTCATATAGATTCTATCTATAGGTATATCATCTATAATATTTGTTACAGGTAATAATGTTTCATTACTCATTTATAAAAACCTCTTTCATAATCATTTTACATTCGGTTGTATTAAAACTTATAAATGTTTTTAGTCTGGCAATCGTAGATGAGATTTTAGTCCAAACAACTTTCTCGGAAATCTCTTTATCCCAATTTTTACTAAACGATAAGAAGTGGTTAAGAACGACTGTGGTTTGTAACGATATTCTTTTTTGAAGTAGTAATCGTAAAAGTCTAGGATGTTGTCCGTTACGGCAAACAAAACCATCATTAAAAGAAATATTATTAGAGAGAAAGTCATTACTAATCCGTACACAATCATCCCTAAAGTGATAGGCAAATGCTTCTTTACGTTTTTTATAGTCCATGTAAACATCTTTACCATCATTTTGTAACAGGTTGCCGATCCATTTCTTACTGTCTGTAATAAAGTTAGCAACAAAGAAGTCCAGTATTTCATTTTCAGCATATTTTTTACTCAATTTATGAAAGAAGTATCTATCATTTCTTTTTGTAAATGTTTCTAGTTTACAATTTATCTTCCCACCATATTTATTATAGTCGTAATCTTTTGATGTAAAGTGTAACTTGACTGCCAAATATATTTTATAAACATCAAATCCACCATACATATTAT